TCACAGATTGCGGCAGAGACCAACGGCCTTGCCCTCAATGGTGATGTCGTTCATCGCCTCGCCTATGCGGATGATGGTGGGAAAGGCGGGGTTTTCGGCGCGCAGTTCGATGTGATCCTCAAAAATGAACACGCGCTTTAGTGTGGCCTCGCCGTCGATCAGGACGGCGGCAATCTGGCCGTTCTCTACCATCGGCTGGCTGTGTATCGCCACAATGTCGCTGTCCTTGATTTTAGGCTCCATGCTGTCCCCTTGGCAAAGCAGCGTAAAGTCGGCGTGCCACGCGCTGGGGACTTCATCGTAGGTCTCGACATTCTCCTCCGCGAGGATGGGTGTGCCACAGGCGATCTGCCCCACACGCGGGATGCGGTCCCGCTTCGGCAGTGGCTGGAACCCGGCGGGGATGGGGGTAGCGGCAACAGGATCTTTCCGTTCTACGGTTGATCGCCCCATGAGATAATCCATGTCGACATTGAAAATGTCTGCGATAGCTTCAAGCGTTTCAAAATCTGGTTCGCGGCTGCCAGTTTCATACATGCCTATCGTACTGCGGGATACTTTTAGCAAGGCAGCGAGTTGCTCTTGCGTTATGCCTCTCTCGATGCGAAGGGATTTTATAATTGCCGAAAATTTAGCCATGCGAAGTCAATCCTCTCTGTGTACTAATCTTATAATATCACGAATCGTGAGAAAGTCAACCGCAAAATGTCACGAAATGTGTTGACAAATACCAAGGGCGTGATATACTGTATATATAGTCACGGTTCGTGACAAATGAAAGCGAGGTGATTCTGATGGATTCGGAGAAGATTGCGCAAACATTGGTTGAACTGCGGGGCGCTCGACCGCGCGCCGAGGTTGCAACAGCGCTGGGGGTAAGCGTTTCTGCACTGGCGATGTACGAGACTGGCGCTAGAATCCCCCGCGATGAAACAAAGCGTAAAATCGCGCAGTATTACGAGAAAACCGTGGAGGAGATTTTTTACGCCTAAAAATGTCACGATAAGTGACAAGTAGCGTGTCCACCTTGGACACGCCCACAAGGAGGTAAACATGGCACGCGAAAAGCAAGGCTACCGTGATGCGCTGTACAAGTTCCTTCACCGGCATGACGATGAAGAAGACGAGCAGCGTGAAGCACGAATGCGCAAGGAAATGATCTTCCTGTCCCTGTATAGCGCTCTGCTGGGGACAGTTGCACTCGTTCTTGCTGTTATCCATGTGCTGCAGCGGATGGGATTTTTATAAGAAGTGCAAGACAACTTCCACGATAATCGCAACCGTGGCGGTAACAGCGCCATAGATGGCAATGCAGCGGGTAAATGTTTTGTCTCGTACATCACGCATCCGTCCTTCATACGCTTCTGCGGCTGCGTTTGTCAGCGTGACGGTGGTTTTCTCGTCCATGCGGTTGTCGGAAAAGTCCAACATACCGACCCCTGCCGCATTTTGCAGATCCATATAGTCACCGACCTGGGTTGCATCCAGTATTTTCTGCAGCGTATGGTATCGGCACACGGCTTTAAAGATTTTGTACTGCGCATTTGTCAATTAACACACGACCTTTCTGCCCCGATTGTACCACGCCGGGCGGATGCAGGCAACAGCATGTCCACATTGGACACAAGGAGGACTACTATGGCACGAGAAAAAGAGGGCTACCGGGACGCGCTGGAGCGCATCCGGCACGAGGCCGCTGGCGAGATGGTGACAGTGGCCGAGGCCGCGCACATCGTCTACGGCACCGACCCCCAGGCGGCCCGTAAGGTCTGCCGCAATATGCGCGGCTGGACCGGCCAGGGCCGTGACAAGCGCATCCCGGCCACCGCGCTGGCGAGGCAAATTTGCTGATGACAACGGATGATCTGGCCTGGGTGCAATCCAGGCTTAGGAACTGCACCAACGCCCGCCGCCAGTTGAGAATCTGCGCCGAATGTCTGAGCGTGGCCGAGGACACCCTGCTGGAGCGCCTGGGCTATACAAGCCTTGACACATTCCGCGCGGCGCACCCTCAAAACAGGCGGCCCGTCGGCCCGCCTGTTGAGCGCATCTGCAACCCTGTGCCGCCGGAGATGATGATGGAGAGCATCCTATACTACTACGGCGGCGCGCCGATCAGTACCGTGCGCAGCATGATGGGCTACGCCCAGCCGGTGACGCACGAGGCAATCCGGCATAGGGTGTGCAGCTGGAAAAAGAAACACCCGGCGCTTGCCGCCGGTATGCCGCACAAGCGGACAAAACCGAAAAAGGAGACCAAGCCCATGAAAATGACCTATGATGAGGCGGGGCTGCCCGCCTACGCCTACGCAAGGAGCCGCTACACCAACAACATCGTCCGCATCGTGCGCGGGGAGCGCGCACTGTTCGGCGTGGTGGAGCAAGAGGCCGTGGACACACTGAACGATGCAGCGGGCGTCACCCGCGCCCAGGCTGCTGCCATGTACGGCGGGGCCGTGTGCGGTTGGGACAGCCCGATGGCAGACCTTAAAAACTACAATGAGGCCGGTGTCTACATCGGCCCGGAAACGGAGGATAAACATGGAGAAGAATGAGACCCCCAAAAACCTCGCCCTGCTGACAGCTGACGAGGTCACGCTCAGCATCCTGGAGGTGGACGCCGAGGGCGTGCGCATCAAGCTGTGGCCGGATGTCAACGCCGTGCGCGCCCATCTGGAGGAGTGCTGCGAGCGTATGCCCGGCGGGCTGGCTGGCTACAGCGTGCGGCACTACGTTTGCGGGCGGTATCTGTACTGCGCCGTGGCCCTGGCCGACATCACAAAGGATGCCCCCTGCCCCACCACCTACCGCGTGAGCAGCGATGCGCCCACCAATGAGGCAGACGGCAGCTTTTTGGCCGCTGCCGCCGCCTGGAGCATCGGCGCGGGGGTGCTGAATCTGCCGCCGCTGCGCATCCCGGCCAGCAAGGTCCACATCGTCCCCCAGGGCAAGCCCGGCACTAACATCATTGAGCGCTACGTTCTGGACGATGCCCTCACTCTGGACGACATCACCTACAACGGTGACGGCAGCGTGGCATCGCTGAGGGTGCGCAAGCGTGATGGGAGCGTGATCACATGGCAAGCCAGCTGATCGCCCATGTGGCCGCCTGGTACATCCCAACGGGCCAGCCCTTAGTCAACGACATGGACGGGCTGACGATTGACGGTGCGTATCGCCTGGAGGCCCAGCGTATGCACGCCGAACTGGAGCGCCGCGCGCGGGGGCAGCCCCTATGCGTGGAGATCGACATCCGCCCGGTGAAGAACAAGCGCACACTGGATCAGAACCGCCTCATGTGGGCGTTGCTGAACAGGCTGGCGCTGGCGTTGAGCGGCGACACGCCCGGCGGGGTGACTGCCGAACAGTGCTATCTGGACTTGCTGGGCGAGTTCGGCGCGGAGGTGGAGACCTGGCGCGTGCCGGTCAAGGCACTGCCTGCTTTGCGCCGTGCCTACCGCGTGGTACAGGTGGCGGAGGTGCTGGACGGCGGCTACTGCATGGCCCGGCTCGGCCTGGGCAGCAGCAGCTTTACCCGGCAGCAGATGCACGACTTCATCGAACGAATCTTTGACCGGCTGGCCGAGGCCGGTGTTGACGATGCCGAAACCACCGAGCAATACCGAGACTGGAGGCGTGCCGATGGATTGCATTAAGTGCAACAGCAGCCAGGTGCGCGTCATCGACACCCGAGCCAAGGGGACCCGGCGGATATACCGCCGCCGCGTCTGCATGATGTGCGGCTGCCGCTGGACGACGGTGGAGCTGCCTGTTGGTGATGTGCGCCAGGCGGTGGATGCCGTCAACGGACTGGAGGAGCGCCGTGGCAAAAAGCATACTGCAAAGCGATAAAGAGTGCTACCTCTGCCGACGGTTCTACAACCTGCGCACCACGCGCGGCCTGGAGGAGCATCACATCCTGTTTGGACGCGGACGGCGCGAGTTGTCTGAGCGGTACGGCCTCAAGGTCTGGCTGTGCCACAACCATCACAATGAGCCGCCCCTGGGCGTCCATTTTGACCCCGCCGCCCGGCAGGAGTTGGAACAGGCGGCACAATTTGCTTTTGATGATCTCCACGGCCCCGGCAGCTTCGCCGAGGTGTTTGGGGAAGAAATTTAGTTTTTAGGAGGATGCAAACGATGAATGTATGGTATAAGCCCAGACTGCAAAGCGTCGATAACATTATTAAGACGCAAGTTCTGGGCGGAGAAGTAAGCCCCAAACAGATTGATGCCGTCCATGATGAGGCGCTGGAGGTCATCCTCACGGCGCTGAACGGCGAGGCGGGAATGTCTGGCCCGGATATCCCTTTTTGTGCGCGGCTCTGCATTTCTGGCGCGATGAACTGATCGAGAGGATGCGCAGAGAACACCCTGACGACCTTGAGGCCGAGAAGGCCGCTTATATCATGATGAAGCGGCATTATCAGGGCGAGGGCGTAAAAGTTGGAGGTGATGAGTAATGCCCCAGATCGTAAACAAAAAGAGCGTGCTGGAGATGGCGATGGGCGCGATTGCCGAGATCACCGACTATGAGGTTGAGCGGGTCGTGGCGAACATCATGGACCCCAACACCAACGCAACGGCCAAGCGCAAAATCACCATCACGCTGACCTTTGCACCGGATGACTACCGCCAGCAGATCGGCATGGATGCGCAGGCAAAGACCACCCTCGCGCCGATCCAGCCGGTGCGCACGTCCCTGTGCATTACCAAGGCGCGGGACGGCAGCCTGCTGCTGGCCGAGATGACGCCGCAGGTGCCCGGGCAGGTAAACATGGACGGCGATGAAGCCCCGATGCCCGCCATGGCCCGCGTGGGCCGTGCCGGGTATTAACACACAGAAAGGACAAAACAATGGAAAACAGCTTTTTGAGAGATGCTATTGACCGCATTGTGGAGCTGGCAAGGCCCTACGCCCTCTCGACCAACGACGGCCACCGGTACAGCAATGTGGATCTGCACGAGGTCAAGCCGGAGGTTGAACTCCCGGAACGGTACTCGGTGGACACGCTGGAGGCGCTCGTAAAACTGATCCGCACCGAGGGCATCGACCACTCTCCCCGGCTGTATGTGCGTGTGGACAGCGCCCGGCGGGTCATGGTGGATACTACATACATGCACAAAGAATACGCAGAGTTCAGCCGCCTGCCGCTGTATGAGGCCGTGAGCGATGTGCCGAGCATTTCCGTCAACCAGAGCATCAGTCAGGAGAAGGCCATTGTGGAGCTGCAGAGTCTGTACGCCGTCACCGAGGACCGGGACTACCTGCTGGCGCTGCTGAGCCGCATTGACGTCAATCAGGGCGTGTCCAGTGTGGACAACGGGGTCAGCCAAGAGGTCAGCGTCCGCACCGGCGCGGTGCTGAAGGAGCAGCAGACGGTGCAGCCCATCGTCCACCTGCAGCCCTACCGCACTTTCCTTGAGGTCGAGCAGCCCGCCAGCGACTTCTTGCTGCGCCTCAACAAAGATGGTCGCCCGGCACTGTACGAGGCTGACGGCGGTGCGTGGAAGCTGGAGGCCAAGCGCAACATCGCCGCCTATCTGGGTGAGCAGCTGGCCGATCTGGTGGAGCGCGGCAGTGTGGTGGTGATGATCTGATGCTGAATATCTGTGCATTGCAGGGCCGTCTGGCCCGGGACCCGGAGCTGCGGCAGACCAACACGGGCAAGCAGGTGGCGACATTCACCCTGGCCGTGGATCGCGGGCGCAAGGACGCCAACGGCAAGAGCGTGGCGGACTGGATTCCCGTCATTGCATGGGAGCGCGCTGCCGAGTTCGCCTATAAATGGCTCACTAAGGGCCAGATGGTAGCGGTGGATGGACGGCTCCAGAGCCGCACCTACACAGCCAAGGACGGCACCAACCGCACCGTGCTGGAGGTTGTGGCCAATAACATCAACTTCTGCGGCAGCAAGGCGGACAACGCCGCCCAGGGCTCCCCTGCCCCGGCGGGCCAGCCCCGCGTCACCGGTTCGGCACCGGCCTACAATCAGGGGCCGGGTGACGACTTCGCCATGATCGAGGATGAGGGCGATCTGCCGTTTTAACCGCTGAAAACCGAAAAAGACCTTGCAGGGATGCGCCAAAAAAGGGCGCGGCGCACCCCTGTATTAAGGTCAGCCATTTTTAGGAGCTTGAAGATGGAAACACCGAATTTTTACGCAACGCTCCCCGCCGCTGTGCGGTACGACAAGAACCTAAAGCCCAGCGAAAAGCTATTGTATGCCGAGATCGTAGGGCTGACAAACGTAAAAGGCTATTGCTACGCCAGCAACGCCTATTTTGAGAGATTGTATGATGCGAGTACCAGAACAGTGCAGGGATGGCTGAAGCATTTGCAGGATTGCGGCTATATTGAGATCATCCAGGTGGGCGGCGGTGCCGGTGAGCAGCGCGCCGAGCGTCGCATCTGCCCGCTGGTTGGGATGACGATAGCACCGCAGACCCCCGCAAAAATCTGCGCCACCCCCGCAGAAAATTGCGGGGGGACCCCCGCAAAAAAATGCGCAGACCCCCCGCAAAAAAATGCGGGTAGATTATTACAAGATAATATTAATACAAGAGAGATTAACGCGGGCGCGCGGGCGCGCGAGAACGGGGATGTTTTGAGCATCCTCTTGAATGGATTCCCAGACGGATGCGGGGAGCGGCTGCGCCAGGCGCTGAAAGATTTTGCCGCCGCCCGCGCGGCGGGCAAGCATCCACTGACGGCCAGAGCCGCCAAGCTCGTATGCTCTACCCTGCAACGCCTGGCCGATGAGGCTGGCGTCCGTGACCGCTACGGCTACATGGCCGCCGTGCTGGAGCAGAGCATTCTACGAGGGTGGGAGGGGCTTTTCCCCCTGAAAGATGATTTTGTGGATAAAGCCCCGGCCCAGCGCCCCGCCAACACGGCAGACCGCCCGCGTGAGATCGGGCCGGACACCGACATCACTGATTTTTTGTGAGGCTGAACGATGCAACAAGCAAACCTAACCCGCCAGCAGACAACGCAACGCGCGTTTCTTGGCGCGGCGCTGATGAACCCGGACGGCGCGCGGAATTACGTCACAAGAATGGTCCCGGCTATGTTTGAGGATGGCGTCTGTCACGACATTTTCGCGGCGATCCAGCAGTTGATCTACAGCGGCAGCCCAGTGGATGTCATCACGGTCATTAACACAGCGGCCAACGGACGCCCGGCGGATGATGTGAAAGTGGCCGTCATGCAGATGGCCGAGACCTGCCCCAGCGTCTCCAACATCGGCAGCTATGCCGCACAGATACTTGAGGATCACCGCTACAGATTGCTGAGCGGCGATCTGATGAAGTGCCTGGCTAAAGATGCGATGGACAGTGACGGCATCTGTCGCCAGCTGCGCCGCACCCTGGCGATGCAGGACGCAATCCTCAGCACCCAGACCGACAGCACGGCCAGAGACTTCGACGCGGTGCTTGATTCCGCCCTGGCCCGCCTGGATGAGCCGGACGACAGCCTAAAACTGGGCTGGCCCGAATTGGACAGGTACGGCGTTTTTGGTCGGCAGCGTGTGTGCGTTGTGGCCGGGCGGCCAGGATGCGGCAAAACTGATTTTTCGCTCAACCTGGCGTCACGGCTCAGCAAGAAATACAAGGTCTACTACTTGACCTTGGAGGAGACCGCTGAGGCGCTGATGGACCGCATCCTGTCCAAAGTGGCGCGGATTGATTCCGGCAAGATCACCAACAAGAATCTGGACCCGCACGAGCGCCAGATTATCGACAACGCCGCCGCCCGGCTCCGGCAGCATCACAACATGATGCTGGACGCGGACAGCAATCTCACCATCGACGGCCTGGAGGCCAAGCTGATCCAGCACAAGCCGGACATCGCCTTTATCGACCACATCGGCCTGTTAAGCCCCACTGACCCCCGACAGACCGAGTATCAGCGTATCAGCGAGATCACCCGGCGGCTGAAAGTGGCCGCCATGAAAATGGGCATCGTCATCGTGGAGCTGTGCCAGATCAACCGCTCCGGCGTAAAGGGCAACGAGGGCCGCTTCTGCAATCTGGAGGACCTGCGCGGCTCCGGCACGATTGAGCAGGATGCCAACAGCGCGATCTTTGTGGAGAACAGGCGCACCGAGGACAGCAAGGAGCTGCGCGGCGAGGACGCCTATCAGGATACCGCCGTGATGTATGCCAAGAACCGCGAGGGGCCGACGGGCGTTGTGTCCATGAGATGGCAGCCCCAATACCATCAATGGCAGCCCGCCCCGAAAGAGGATTTTGAAGAAATCGACCAGATGAACTGGCCGCAATAACACCCGCCGCCCCGGCGGGACAGGAGGATTACTATGATAAGCATTGCAATTATCAACTTGAAGGGCGGCGTCGGGAAAAGTGTCACCGCCTGCAACCTGGCCGCCGAATTGGCCGCCAAGAGCAAGAGCGTGTTGGTGGTCGATCTGGACAAACAGGGAAACACGAGCAAGTTCTTTGGCGTGGCCGACTACGACCGGCCCTGCGTGTCGTCTGTGCTGCTGGGCGTGGCCCGAGCGCGGGACACCATTGTGGAAACGGCGATCCCGGCGGTTGCCCTTCTCCCCTGCGACATGCGGATGCTCAAGGCAAACCGCGAGATGATCCAAGACACCGGCCCGCGGCAGTTCTACCTGCGGAACTGTCTGGAGCCGGTGGAGGGCGAATACGACTACTGCCTGATGGACTGCCCGCCGGATCTGGACATGGGCAGCATCAACGCGCTGACGGCTGCGGACTGGGTGATCATCCCGGTAGACTGCGATGAGTGGGCCTGCGATGGCATGCGGGAGATCATGGACCAGATCGAGCAGGTGCAGATGCACTACAACCCGCACCTCAAGGTGATGGGCGCGCTGATGACAAAGTATCGCCGCACACGGTACGCGGGCGAGGTCGTTCACCAGCTGAACGAGGCGGGCATTGAGATGCTGCACACCGTCATCCGGTACACGGTCAAGGTCAGCGAGGCCAAGAGCGCGCATGTGCCGCTGCGGGCGTACAAGCCGGACTGCTCGGCAGCGCTGGACTACGGATGCCTGGCAGATGAGGTCGATGAGGCCGTGTCCAAGATGGACACGCACAAGGAGGGCTGAGCGATGAGCAAGGGATTTTCTATCAACGACATTCTCGGCAGCACAAAAGCCAACGCCCCGGCGGGGCAGAAAATGCAGGTCGTCATGCTGCCGGCGGCAGACATTGAGCCGAACCCGGAAAACAGTATCTACGAGATCGGGGATGTGTCGATGCTCAAGGCGGACATTGCCGAGCGGGGCCTTCGCAGTCCGCTGGAGGTTCTGCCCGCCCGGGCCGGGAAGTATATGCTGCTGGCCGGCCACAGGCGCTGGACGGCCTGCCGGGCACTGACTGCCGAGGGCGTGGCCGGGTTTGAGGTCCTGCCCTGCGTTATCCGCCAGAGTCAGGGCGAGGATGACGACCTCATCGCGCTGATCACCTCCAACGCCACGGCGCGCGAGCTGACCGACGGTGAGCGGCTGCGCCAGTACCGGGCGCTCAAGCAGGCCCTCGAACACAAAAAGGCGGCGGGCGCGCTCGATGGCCGCATCCGTGATGAGATGAGCCGCATCACCGGTGATGGCACCGGCACGCTGGGGCGGCTGAATGCCATCGCCAACAACTGCGTGCCGGAGGTTCTGGCGATGGTGGAGCGCGGCGAGATCACGATGACCAGAGCCTACGAGTGCAGCAAGCTCTACAAGGTGCAGCAGGTGGAGTACGCCAAAATCAAGTACGCCAGTATGCCGCCCATCACCGATATGGCCCGGCGGGCGGCCATCAAGTATCTGGTCGAGTGCGGCCTGGCCGACCAGCTGAAGAAGCTCGACTACGTTCGCAAGAGCGAATGGAACTACGCTGACAACAGGCTGGATGCCCGAAAGCTGGAGCCGGTGACGCTGGATCTGACTGAGGGCGAGACGGATGCGCTGCTGCGCATTGAGTCTGCTGGTTATTACAACTGTCGCGTGAGGATGCTGGACCCGGCGGATACAAACGAGGTTATTGCCGAAAGCTCACTCACTACACGAGATTTGTTCGATGCCGCCAAGCGCCTGTACATCAACAAGGACGATCTGGCGGCGTACAAGGCCGAGGTGAAGGGCAAGCGTGATCAGGAGCGTGCCCGGCAGGATGAGGCCGAAAAGTGGCAGGCGCTGGCCCGGCAGGAGCTGGAGGCGTTTGACAGCTGGCCGCTTGTGACGCGGATGAAGGACATGGGCCTGACGATCCGTGAGCGGAAGATGGCAGACGGCGGGCGGCTTATCATTGCCGTGGATGATCTGACACGCTTTTCCGGCCATGTGGACGGCTTTCAATACCGCGAGTGCTTTGCGGTGCGCCTCGGGCCGAACGGCGAGCGCGCAGGCCGGGATGGAGACATCAATGCGCTGGATTGGTACAAGCGCTGGTACAGCACCGGCGCGGGCATTGAGAACTACATTGCCGACGACATCCAGCGGGCTGCGCGGGAGGCGAAAAAGAAATGAACAGCGGATTTTGCGGGATTCCCGGCATGAGCCAGCCGCATCTTGACAGGTGCGAGGGGTGCGCCCACAATAAGGGGCTGTTTAACCTGGATTGTGAGTTGTACTGCTACGGCGTCGAAAAGACGGACGGCGCGGGCATTGTGCTGGAATGTGATGACTTTGAACCATCTCCGGGAGGTGATGCCCAATGACCTATGATGAGTGCATCGTGTGGCTGAACCGCTACCGCGATGCCCGGCGGGTGGAGCCGCTCCTGCAATCGCGACTCCGGGAAGAAAACCGCCGCGCCGACTACGCCCACGCCCTGCGCCCACCCGGCGGGGCCGGTGAGATTGACAGTGCACTGCTGAGCATCAACACCCGGCGCGAGAAGCTGGCCGCCCAGCTTACGGACGGCGAGGCCGCCAGGGTGGAGATTGAGAGCGCCATTGCTCAGCTGGAGGATGCCCTGGAGCGTGAGGTCTTACAGATGCGCTACATCGACGGGCGCACCAACCGCCAGATTGCGGCGCGCATGAGGATCACTGAACGCTATGTGCGCAAGCTCCACCGGCGGGCAATTTTCAAAATTATAAAATTAGTTCCGCCCAGTTCCGCCCCAGTGTGTTAAGCTGAGGGTGCCGGGCAGGTAGGGGCTTGATGCTCGACGGTTTGCTCGTTTGCATAATCCTCCTAAGCGGATAGTCGCCCCACATCGGGGCGGCTATTTTTTTATAACTGGGTTGCAAGGTTGCAGGGTTACGGGTACGCCCGGCGGTTCGATTCCGCCAGCCTGGCCATAGTCAATCTCCTTGAAATAGCTGGCAGCCGGGAAAGACCGGCAACATACCGCACAGCCGCCCGCCCAGTTCCCCGGCGGGATGGACCTTGACAGGTGCAAGACCTGTGTGCGGGTACGCAGTGCCGTTGATGTGGTTAAACTCAGCGGATGACGGACGGCAATAGACCGTCATGCCCGGCGGGCGGGAGAGCCTCACCTACACCGAGACAAAAGAAACTCCGTCTCGCGCCGCTGGGCATCTATGATAATTTTACGCCCCGGCGGGTGGAGGTGCAGCGCGTGTCCAGTGTGGACACGCAAACAGTATGCGGGAGTTTGCCAAAGCGTTTTACAAGAGCAAAGCGTGGCAGCGCTGCCGCGATGGGTACGCCGCCAGCGTGGGCGGATTGTGTGAGGATTGTCTGGCCAAGGGGCTGTATCGCCCCGGTGAGATAGTCCATCACATGACAGAGTTGACGCCGGACAACATCAACGATCCGGCGGTCTCGCTGTCATGGTCCAACCTGAGGTTGCTGTGCCGTGACTGTCACGCAAAGCGCCACGGCGCGCGGAAACGCTACAAAGTAGACGCGGTTGGGCGCGTGACGCCGAGATGGTAGCCCCCCTGTGCAAAAATCGCAGAGGGGGTGCTGGAGACCGGTGTGTGGAGTTCGGAAAAGCACTGAAAAGAGTGTAAAGGGGGTGTTGTTGTGGGGAGAAAAGCAAAAACTACGCTGATTCAAGAGGAGTACAACAGGATCATGGCGCACTACGCCGACCTGCCTAAAAATCAGATGGCGATTGTGGAGCCGCTGGTCCAGAACGCGGCGTTTATGAAAATTACACTCGACGATCTGCAAAAATCCATCAATGCGGACGGATGCAGCGAGGAGTACATGAATGGCGCGAATCAGTACGGCAAGAAAGCCAGCGCCGATCTGCAAGCCTACAACAGCCTCATCAAGAACTACAACACCGTGACCGAGCGCCTGGGCAAGCTGCTGCCCCCGGAAAAGCGTGAGAGCAGACTGGAGCAGCTGGCCCGTGAATAACTACATCTACGAGTATTACCAGAAAATCACGGACGGCACCATCATCGTGGGTCGCTGGATCAAGGTCTGGTACAAGTATGTTGTGGACGGTCTGGAAAAAGGGCTGTTTCACTTTGACCCCAAAAAAGCGCAGAAAGCGATCCGTTTTGTGGAAAATTTCTGCCGACACCATGAGGGCGCGCTGGCTCCCCAGCTGATTGTGCTGGAGCTTTGGCAAAAGGCGCTTTTGTCGGTACTGTTCGGCGTAATGGATGACACCGATCACCGTCAATTCCGCGAGGTCGTCGTCATCATCGCCCGAAAAAACGGCAAGACGCTGCTGGCCGCCGCCATTGCTGCCTATTGCAGTTTTTTGGACGGTGAGTATGGCGGGCGCATCTACTTTGCCGCGCCTAAGCTGGAGCAAGCGGGGCTGTGCTACGATGCCTATTATCAGATGCTCAGCAAGGACCCAGAGCTGAGCCAGCTGAGCAAGAAACGGCGCACAGACATCTACATTGCAAACAGCAACACGAGCGCCAAGCCGCTGGCGTTTTCCGCAAAAAAGTCGGACGGTCTCAACGTCAGCCTGTGCGTGGCCGATGAGGTCGCCAGCTGGCCCGGTGATGCCGGGCTGAAATTCTACGAGGTCATCAAATCGAGTTTTGGCGCGCGCACACAGCCCATGCTACTGGCGATCAGCACGGCGGGCTATGTGAACGAGGGCATCTATGATGAACTGATAAAGCGTGCCACCCGCTTTTTGCTGGGTGATTCCAAAGAGATGCGCCTTGCGCCGTTTCTTTACATGATCGATGACCCGGCCAAGTGGAACGATATCAATGAGCTTGCGAAAGCAAACCCGAACCTGGGCGTAAGCATCAGCGTCAGCTATCTGCTGGAAGAAATCGCCATTGCCGAGGGAAGTTTGTCCAAACGGGCCGAGTTTTTGACAAAATACTGCAACATCAAGCAAAACTCTAGCCTTGCCTGGTTGTCCGCCGACGTTGTGGAACGCGCCTGCGGCACGCACATCGACCCGGCTGACTTCAAGAACTGCTACTGCGTGGGTGGCATTGACCTGAGCCGTACAACCGACTTGACCGCCTGCGTGGCGATTATTGAGAAAGACGCCCGGCTGAACGTGCTGGCGCATTTCTTCCTCCCCGCCGAGAAGCTGCAAGAGGCTACCGAGCGGGACGGTCTGCCCTATGCAGCGTATGTGCAGCGCGGCATCCTAACGCTGAGCGGTGATAACTTTGTCGACTATCGCGATTGTTATAACTGGTTTAAGATGCTGATAGAGCAGTATAAAATTTATCCTTTGCAGGTCGGCTATGACCGATACACGGCCCAGTATCTTGTGCAGGATATGAAGCAATACGGATTTCACATGGATGATGTATTCCAGGGGTTCAACTTGACGCCGGTGATCCGAGAAGTTGAGGGGCTGCTGAAAGACGGCACCATCAACATCGGAGACAACGATCTGTTAAAAGTGCATCTGCTGAACACGGCGCTGAAAGTCGAAAACGACAGCGGCAGATGCAAACTCGTGAAGATGAGCGCCGCCGACCACATTGACGGCTGCGCCGCGCTCATGGATGGGATGACGGTGCGGCAGAAATGGTGCGCCGAGATCGGCGGCCAGTTAAAGAACGCGGGGTGATGAGCATGGGACTGTTTCAATCAATTTTCGGGAAGATAGCCGCCAAGAGCCTCGCGTCTGGATTCTGGACGACGCTGGACGGCTACACGCCCAGCTTTTTGAGCTGGGGTGGCGAGTTGTATGAGAGCGAGATCGTGCGCGCCGCGATCCACGCCACGGCCACCCACGCCAGCAAGCTGAGCGTCACCGTGCAGGGACCGGCAAACCCGAAATTGCAGACCCGCCTCCGGCAGGGGCCGAATGAGTGGCAGACATGGGGGCAATTCCTGTACAGACTTTGCACGATCCTGGAGGTGCAAAACACCGCCTTTATTGTGCCGGTCATCAATGAGTTTGGTGAGACAGTTGGCATGTTCCCCGTGCTGCCGTCCAGCTGTGAGATCGTGCAGTATGGGGCCGCGCCCTGGCTGCGCTACACATTCCGCAGCGGCCAGACCGCCGCCATTGAAATGGCGCAGTGCGGCATTATGACAAAATTCCAGTACAAGAGCGATATTTTCGGCGAGAACAACCACGCGCTGACGCCCACGATGGACCTGGTGAATCTGCAAAACCAGGGCATTGCCGAGGCCGTTAAAAACGGCGCGACCTTCCGCTTTGCCGCCAAGATGAACAACTTCTCCAGCGATGAGGATTTGAAAAAAGAGCGTAAGCGCTTCAGCCGGGAAAACCTGCAAGGCGAGGGCGGCGGCATTCTGCTGTTCCCCAACACCTACACGGACATCAAGCAGCTGGAGGCCAAGCCCTACGTCGTGGCCGCTGATGAGATGGAGCGCATCAACACCAATGTGTTCAACTACTTCGGCACCAACGAGGACGTGCTGCAAAATCGCGCCTACGGCGACGCCTGGAGCGCGTTCTATGAGGGTAAAATCGAGCCGTTTTCCATCCAGTTCAGCGATGTCGCCACAAAAATGCTGTTTACCGAGCGCGAACGCGCGGGCGGCACGCTGCTGATGGCGACAGCCAACCGGCTGCAATACATGAGCAACACCGAAAAACTGAACGTATCGGCCCAGATGGCGGATCGCGGCATTATGAACCGCGATGAAATCCGCGAAATTTGGAACTTGCCGCCCCTGCCGAACGGCCAGGGGCAAGCGTACACGATACGTGGCGAGTATTACCTGTTGGGCAGCGATGGCAGCGTGACAAAGAAAGGAGACGACCTAACCAGTGGAAAGTAATGAGAAATTGTTGAAAAAGTTGAACAATGGCCGGGAATACCGCGCCATGCGGCTGGAGGTCCGAACCGCTGACCCCGCCGCGCCGGACTCCAAGCAGGAAGTGGAGGGCTACGCCTGTACGTTCAACCAGCCCTATTTACTGTATGAGTACAGGGGCGACAGTGGTACCTGCTACCGCATCATGGAGCAGATCGACCCGCACGCTTTTGATGACTGCGACATGGATGACGTCATCATGCAGTACGACCATGAGGGCCGCGTCTTTGCCCGCACCAAAAACGGCACGTTGGCCCTGGCCGCTGACAGCGCCGGGCTGAAAGTGACTGCCGATCTGGGCGGCACCGAGATTGGGCGGCAGCTGTTTGCCGAAATCAAGGGCGGCTACACCGATAAGATGTCGTTTGGCTTTACCGTGGCCGAGGATAAGCGTGAGACCACCCGCGATTTGGAAAACAACACCGTGACCGTGAACCGCACGATCACCAAGATCAAGAAACTGTACGATGTGAGCGCCGTGAGCCTACCGGCCAACGATGCCACGTCAATCAGCGCCCGAAAATTCCTTGACGGAGAGATCGAGAGAATTAAAGCGGAGAGACTGCAAAGGGCGGATACCGCAACAAAAATCAAACTGAAACTTTTGGGAGTGTGAACCATGAAAAAGAAAACCAGTGAAATGACCATTGCGGAGCTGCGCGCCCGCGCTGCCGAAATCCGCACCGAGGTCAACGCCGAGGGTGCCGACCTGGACGCCTTGGAGGCCGAGGCCGATGAGATCAGCCAGCGCATCGCGCAGTATGAGACCGAGCAGCGCCGCCTCGGCATTGCCGCCAAGGTTGCGGACGGTGCCGGTGCGCCCCAGGACAACCCCACCGCCCACACCGATGCCCAGACCCGCGCCCAGCAGTTCAAAGAGAACCGCCGCGCCGTCCTGGGCGTGGAGGAGACCCGCGCCGTCCTGGTGAGCGGCGGTAAGCTGGCAACCCCCACCGAGGTCAACACCGAGATCCAGGACCGCGTTGGTGTCGGCGTCTCCAGCATCATTGATATGGTGTGGGTCGATGACTGCTCCGGTATGTCCACCGACCGCATCCCCTACGTCAAGCAGGATGCCGACGCTGCCGCCGATCAGACCGAGGGTGCTGCCGCCACCACCAAAGAGGCCACCTATGACTACATCGACATCACGCCAAAGTCGGAGGCGGTTCTGAGCCAGATCAGCAAGCAGGCCAAGAAGCAGACCCCCGTGAACTACTTCGCCAAGTGCCGCGCCCAGGCCCTGCTCAGCTTGCGCAAGAAAGCATCCGTCATTGTGACCGATGCGCTTAAAGCCAGCAAGCTCGTGAACACCATTGACGCCACGCTGGACAGCACTAAGAAAGGCACCATCAACGAGAAAACCCTGCGCAATCTGACGCTGAACTACGGCGGCGATGAGGCCGTTGAGGGCGAGGCCGTCCTGTTCCTCAACAAGAAAGACCTGATTGCGTTTGGCGATGTGCGCGGTACCAACGAGAAAAAGGCCGTCTACGAGATCACCCCGGATTCTGCCAACCCCAACACCGGCATCATCAAGGAGGGCGGCCTGAGCGTGCGCTACTGCCTCAACAAGAACCTGACCGCCTGTGCCGGTACGGCCCAGACCGCCAAGGCACAGCCCACCATGTTCTACGGTGTGCCGCGCTGCCTCAAGCTGGATCTGTTCAGTGACTACGAGATCGCCGTCTCCGATGACTTCGCTTTTGACAAGCTCCTGTCCACTATCCGCGGTGATGTGGAGATGGGTGCGGATGTGGTCGTCCCCGGCGGCTTCGTTGCGCTGACTATCCCGGCCAACGCTTGATCTACCGTGGAGGTGACGGACAATGCTGGAGCAAGTGAAGCTGGCGCTTCGCCTGGTAACGGATATTTTTGATGGTGAAGTCAGCGACCTTATTGAGGCCGCCTATGATGATCTGGAGATTGCCGGTGTTCAGGCCAGAGAAAACGCCACCGCGCCGCTCATCCGGCGGGCCGTCACCACCTACTGCAAGGCCAATTTTGGCGCGCCGGATGAGTACGACAGGCTAAAGGCTGCCTACGATGAGCAAAAGGCCCAGTTGATGGTTGCCACCGATTACACAAATTGGGGGGATTGACGGATGGACCGCTCCAACGTGATGCAGTTGATAACCAAAACGTACACAGAGGACGCCATAGCCCAGCGGATTCCCGCCGAAACTGCCCGCAATGTATTCTGTAGCATTGCGAGTGTGTCGGCATCTGAATGGTTTGAAGCGGGCCGCGCCGGGATGCAAGCCGCCCTAAAGGTGACAATGTTCGCCCCGGACTACCAGGGCGAACAGATCGCCGTGGTGGACGGTGTGCGGTACGGCGTGTACCGTACTTACCGCGCAAAAAATGAGACCCTGGAGCTTTATCTGGAGAGAAAGGCGGGTATATGAGCCATAAGCAGGTTTATGTCGGCAATTTTGCCGAGGCCGTTGCCGCTGAGCTGGCCGCCTACTCCGATGAAGTGACCGAGGCCGTCAAGACTGAGTGCAACGATGTAGCCGACGATTGTCTGCGCGAAATCAAGGCCAACAGCCCCGTGCAGACCGGCAAGTATAAAAAAGCCTGGCGCAAAAAGGTTGAGTTTGAAAACCAGGAGGACATCCGCATCCGCGTTTTCAACGCGAAATATCCGGGCCTGACCCATCTGCTGGAGAAAGGCCACGCCAAGGCCGGAGGCGGCAGAGTTGAGGGGGTTCCCCACATCCAGCCCGCCGAGCAACGCGCCGCTGAGCGGCTTGTGGATAAGGTCAAGGTGAAAATCCGATGACGCTGGAAGAACTGAGCATCAAGCTGAAAACAAGCGGTTTGCCGCTTGCCTATCGGCAGTGGCCAGACAAGAAGGCACCTGCACTTCCCTATCTCCTATACTATGAGAGCAGCACAGATACGCTGGTCGCTGACGGCCAAGTATATTACAAGATCGTCCACATCACGGTTGAGCTTTACACCAAGGAGAAGGATCTTGATGCAGAGGCCGCGCTGGAATCCGCCATGCTTGGGCTGCACTGGAAGAAACCCAGCGAACAGTATCTGGAAACTGAGCACATGATGATGTGCTCCTATGAATTTGAGGTGTAAACATGTCTGAGACGATTGATAAAAACAAGGTCCACTACGACCTGCAGAATGTTTTTGTCGCCCCGCTGACGCTGGATGACAGCGACATCCCCACCTTTGGTACGCCTAAGCGGCTGCACGGTGCAATCGGGATGGATCTGTCGGCGCAGGGCGATACGGTGACCCTGCGCGCTGATGGCATCAACTATTATGTGAACACGTCCAACCAGGGCTATCAGGGCGATCTGACGATGGCGATGGTGCCGGACTGGTTCCGCGCCGAATACCTTGGCCAAACCGTCAGCACCAAGGATAAGGTGCTTGTGGAGAACGCCAAGACGGATCAGCCCAAGGCTTTCGCCCTGATTTATGAGTTTCAGGGCGACCGCAACGCGCGCCGCCATGTCCTTTACAACGTCCTTGCAACGCGCCCCAGCGTGGCTGGCGAAAACAAGGACAATCAGCGCGAGGCGGACACCGAGGCGCTGACTCTGACGGCCAGCCCGCTGCCGGACGGCAATGTCAAGGCGAGCACTACGGCGGATACGCCCGATGATGTATACAACGGCTGGACGCAGGCCGTCTGGACCCAGGACACCACAACCGGCTGAGGTGATGCGCGATGAAGAAAACGATTACCATTGACGGCAAGGATGTGACCCTGGCCGCCAACGCGCTGACGCCCCGGCTGTATCGCCATAAGTTTGGGCGCGATATGATCCGCGATCTGAACCAGCTGCGCCGCAATTACGCCAAGGTTATGAACCTGCCCGACGACGCAACCGAGGAGGAGAAAGAGGACGCCCAGCTGGAGGCCGTCGATCTGGAAATCTTCGAGAACGCGGCCTATATTATGGCCTTGCAGGGCGACCCCAAACCTGTGCCGAGCAGCCCCGACGAGTGGTTGAGCGGGTTTGAGACGTTCAGCATCTACGCCGTGATGCCCCACATCCTGGAATTGTGGGCCGTCAACCAGCAGACATCCGCCATCCCAAAAAAAAAATAAGGGCTACCGTCCGCGAGGAGACGGGGGCAACCTTTATGTTGCGGTGCGCTGAGCTGGGCCTAAGCCGTGAGGACCTGGCCGACATGACGATGGGCATGGTCTACGATATGCTCATTGAACGCGCCAACGATCACGAGCAGTACAGCTACCGCGCCACGCAAGAGGATTTTGACCGATTTTGAGCGGGGCGTGTCCAATGTGGACACGCCCTATTATTGTAAAAAGAGGAGGTGGTGGATATGGCAGACCGCATCAAGGGCATTACCGTGCAGATCGGCGGCGACACGACAGGTCTGAGCAAGGCCCTGTCTGGCGTGAACAAGCAGATCAAAAGCACCCAGAGCCAGTTGAAAGATGTGGAGAAGCTGCTGAAGCTGGACCCCACCAACACAAAGCTGCTGGAGCAGAAACAGCGGCTTTTGTCCGGCGCGGTGGAGGAGACCAAGACCAAGCTGGACAGTTTGAAAGACGCCGAAAAGCAGGTGCAGCAGCAATTTAAGGACGGCATCATAGATCAGAGCCAGATGGACGCCTTTAACCGTGAAATGGTCGAGGCACAACAGGCTTTTGATGATGCCACCCAAAAGGGCAAAGAGTTCGGCGGCGTACTGGCCCAGGAAATGCAGCTTGCAGGGCAAAAGGTCAGCGAGGTCGGCGACAAAATCAGCGGCGTCGGTGAAAAGATGCTCCCCGCCACCGCTGCCGTCACCGCCGTCGGCACCGCTTCCGTGGCCGCCTTTAACGAACTGGATGAGGGCTACGATACCATCGTCACCAAAACCGGCGCAACCGGTGAGGCACTGGACGGCCTCCAGCAGAGTATGCGCAATGTGTTCGGCAGCATCCCCACCGAGGCGGCCACGGCGGGCATTGCCGTCGGCGAGGTCAACACCCGCTTTGGTGCCACCGGCGAGGAGCTTGAAAAGCTGAGCCGCCTGTTCATCGAATTTGCTGAGATCAACGGTACAGACGTCAACAACAGCATTGACGAAGTTGACGCCATAATGAAAAAGTTCGGCGTGGACAGCAGCCACACCGGCGAGGTCTTGGGTCTTATGACTAAGGCGGGTCAGGACACCGGCATCTCAATGGATGCGCTGGAGAACAGCCTGAATACCAACGGCGCAACGCTGAAAGAGATGGGACTGGACTTGACCGGCAGCATCAACCTGCTGGCGCAGTTTGAATCCAGCGGCGTGGACGCCACCACGGCCCTAGCGGGCTTGAAAAAGGCCCAGCAGAACGCCACCGCCAACGGCAAGAGCCTGAGCGATGAACTCGGCAACACAATCCAGAACATTAAGGATGCCAAGGATCAGACCACGGCCTTGCAGACCGCAACCGAGCTTTTCGGCAAAAAGGGCGCAGCGGAAATCACCCAGGCGATCCGTGAGGGACGTTTCAGCGTCGAGGACTTGACCGCCAGCCTGGGCGACTACGCCACAACGGTGGAGGACACGTTCAACGCCACACTCGACCCGCCTGATAAAGCCAAGGTTGCGCTAAACAACTTGAAGATTGCCGGGTCTGAGTTGGGAGAGACGATGATGGGGACCGTGGCCCCTATCATCGACCAGATCGTTGAAAAGGTCAAAGAGTTTTCGGCCTGGTTCCAAAGCCTGGACGAGGAGCATAAACAGCTGATTCTTGTGATTGGCCTGGTTGTGGCCGCCATCGGTCCAGCGCTCATCGTTCTGGGCAAGGTCGTGTCCGGTATCGGCAGTATTATCACAGTGAGCGGCCAGTTGGTGGGCTTTGTCACCGGCACGGTGGTGCCGGGCATTACCAGCACACTGAGCGGGCTGTTTACGTTCCTGGCCGCCAACCCCGTCGTGCTGATTATTGGCATCATCACAGCGGCCATTGTGGCGCTTGTGGCGTTGATCGCTGCCAAGGGCGACGAAATCCAAGCATTGCTGCAAGCTGTGGACAATTTCCTGCAAGGCGTTTTCGCGGTAGACTGGACAACGGTTTTCGGCCCGGTGCTGGGTGAAGCGCTCAATGTATTTTTTGCCAATGTAAAAAATATTTGGGACAGCGTCAAACAGGTGCTTGACGGAATCATTGATTTTATCCGTGGCGTCTTTACCGGCGATTGGGAGCGCGCCTGGACTGGCGTGAAAGAGATTTTCGGCGGTATCTTTGACGGCCTGGCGGCTGTAGCGAAAGTACCGCTCAATGCAATCATCGGCCTGGTAAACATGGCGATCAGCGGCATCAACGGCGTCATCCGCACCGTCAACAAGCTGCCCAACGTGAACATTGGTGAGATCGGGGGTATCCCCTACCTTGCCAAGGGCGGCGTGCTGAGCCGTGGCAGCGCCGTCGTGGGCGAGGCGGGGCCGGAGTTGCTGACGATGAGCCAGGGCCGTGCCGTGGTTCAGCCGTTGACAAATAACAACACCACAAACAACGCCAACTATGGCGGTGTGACAGTGAACGTGTACGGAGCACCGGGTCAGGACGTGAACACACTGGCGGAGATCGTCATGGAGAAAGTACAGCACGCGGTTGACCGGCAGGAGGCGGTGTGGACGTGAGACAACGGTTTATTTTTGACGGCCACAACAGCGCCGACTATGGCCTGGTTATCAGCGGCGAAAACACCCATAACGCCCCAGAACGGGACACGGTCATCCTTGAAATCCCTGGGCGCAGCGGTACGCTGACGGTGGACAATGGGCGCTGGAACAACGTGGATGTACCCTACAAGGTTTTTTTGTATGGCGAACGCCTAGCCCAGCAGATGGATGCCGTGCGTGAGTGGTTGCTGACAGCCAAGGGCTACAAGCGTCTGGAGGACAGCTATCACCCGGACAGCTACCGCATGGCGCGGTACAGCGGCGGCGTGGAATGGGATGTAAACACCCCCGCGCGGTGCGCCGAGGCCACACTGACCTTTGACTGCTGGCCGCAGCGCTACCTGAAGAGCGGAGAGTCGCCGGTGACGGTAGCAAACGGCAGCAAGCTGTACAACCCTACAGGGTGCGCGGCACTGCCTCTGCTGGAGCTGACGCTGGCCGGTGATGCCAAGCTGCAGATCGGCAATGTGCAAATGAGCTTTACCGGCTATACCGGCCTGATGCTTGTGGACTGCGAACTGCAGGACGCATATAAGGACGGCGCAAACCTGAACCGATATATTACAGTGTCAGACTTCCCCACACTGGAGCCCGGAACTACGCAGGTAAGCTGGACAGGCAGTATCGGCAACCTTAAAATCACACCGAGGTGGTGGACGCTATGACCCCAATCTATTACGATGGCACAACTGGCCTGCAGGGCAACGGCCTCGGCGCACTGCGCGATGCAATCTACTGCACTGTGACTGAGGAGCGCAACGGCAGCTATGAGCTGGAAATGCAGTACCCCATTACGGCCCAGCATTATAACAGCCTCGCGCTGCGCGGGCTTATTAAGGCCAGACCCAACCCGTACAGCGAGCCGCAGTATTTCCGCATCTACAAGATCAGCCGCCCCATCAATGGTCTGGTGACTATCAACGCGCAACATATCAGCTACGACCTCAGCGGCGTTCCGGTGGAGCCTTTTGCGGCCGGCACGGCTGCCGCTGCGATGGCTGGGCTGAAGGAGCATGCGGCTGCTCAGTGTTCTTTTAACTTTTGGACGGACAAAGAAACAAGCGCCAATTTCTCAATTACGAAGCCGGCTTCTCTGCGAAGCATGCTGGGCGGTGTAGATGGCTCGATACTGGATGTATATGGCGGAGAGTACGAGTGGGATAATTATACCGTCAAGCTATACGACCACCGGGGTTCTGACAGGGGTGTTACAATCCGCTACGGTAAAAACCTGACAGATCTGAAGCAGGAAGAGAACTGCTCAAATGTGTACACAGGCGTGTATCCGTACTGGGTGGATGATGATGGAAACTTAGCACAAATCAGCGGAGACCCCATTGTGATGGTCCCGGGAACATACGATTTTGTGCACATACTCGTTCTGGATCTTAGCCAAGATTACGAGAATGCCCCGACCGATGAGCAGATGAAACAAGAGGCACAGCGCTATATCAAGGCCAATGATGTCGGCGTCCCCAAAGTAAGCCTGACGGTAAGCTTCGCCCAGCTGGAGCAGACGGAGGAGTACAAGGGCAAGGCACTGCTGGAGCGAGTCAGCCTGTGCGACACCGTGCATGTAAGCTTTGAGCGGCTGGGTGTGAATGCGACCTCTCGTGTAATCAAGACTGTGTACAATGTGCTTCTGGATCGCTATGACAGCGTGGAGCTTGGCAGTGCCAAAAGCAATCTGGCCACAACGGTTGCGACCCTGAGCAAGGAAACAAAGACAGAACTCGACAAAACAAAATCAACGCTGCAGGCTGCCATAGACAAGGCAACGCAGCTGATAACCGGCAATCTTGGCGGCTATGTGGTTTTGCACAGCTCGACCGGGAACGATGCGCCGGATGAGATCTTGGTGATGGATAAGCCGGACATCAATACCGCGACAAAGGTCTGGCGGTGGAATCTGAGCGGATGGGGCTACTCCGGAACCGGATATGCAGGCCCGTACCGGTTGGCGGCCACGATGGACGGCGAGATCAACGCTGATTTCATAACAACCGGGAGCCTGACGGCCAACATCATCAAGACTGGTTTGCTCCAAGACCATGCCGGGAAAAGCTCCATCAACCTCGATACCGGTGAGATCAACCTCGAATGCAAGACACTCCGGATCCAAGGGAAAACAACAGAAGAAATCGCCGAGGGGAAGGCGAACGAGGCAGGGGCAGCGGCCAAAGAGGCAGCATCCGCAGAACTGAATGCATACAAGGAAGCCGTGACGAAAGATCTTGGCAACATGCAGGCGCAGATTGACGGGCAGATCGAGACATGGTTTTACGAGGCAGAACCGGCCACGACAACGCCGCCGGCATCTGAATGGACGACAGAAGAACTGAAAGAAAACCACGCCGGCGACCTGTATTACAGTGGCAAGGGCTATGCTTACAGGTGGACATACACCGACAACGCGTGGGGCTGGCTCCAGATTAAGGACACAGATATTACGTCAGCCTTGCAGAATGCAAAGAAAGCGCAGGAGACGGCCAACAGCAAACGCAGGACATTTTTGAGCCAGCCTGTGCCGCCCTATGACATCGGGGATCTCTGGGCAAATGGGACAGATCTGCTCGCATGCGTAAACAGTCGCGGAGAGGGCGCCTCGTATGACGCAAACGACTGGGCTCTGAAAACACAGTATACGACCAAAAAAGAGGCTCAGCTCATTGTAGATGCGTCTATCGAAAAAATTGAGCTCGGCATCACTGAAAAAGTCGAGGCGGAGAACCTGTTCGATGGTGGTCGTTGGATTGCATCCTCTGGCTCGGCTACAGGCGCAACCGGCTCGGGTTCGATTGACGGAGATATGGTCACGATCGTTGCTCCATCTTCTTCTGAGCAAGCAAAATATTCTGGCGCGTCATGGAATGTTCCGTCAGAGAAGCTAAAAGCCGCTCAAGGCGCAACGATGGAGATTTCGTTTGAATACAGGGTAAACGCTGAAATCTCTACAAATACAGAGCACGCATCCCATATTCTCATGTGGGCGAACTATGCAAGTGGCAATGTTAGCACGATAGTTGTCAGGCTTGCAACATCAAGCTATGCAGAACCCGTTGGAGGTTGGAAAAAAGCAAGTGCCACATACCAGTTCAAGGCGGAGATTCCTACAGGGATTTATGCTTTTGCGTATTTGTACGGCGGAACAGGAAGTGTTTCAGTACGTAGCCTTACATTAAAACAAACGTCGTCAAAGACTTCCGTCATCTCTCTTACAAAGAGCGGAACTGTCATTTCTGCGTCAGAGCTAAACTTGAACGAATACGCAAAAACAGCGGAAGTAAATGTCGCCATTGACAGCATCAAGCTCGGAATTACGCAAGAGAACACATACGCAGATGTTGATTTAGGAAGCACGACATGGACAGGCACTACAACCGGAGCGTCAGCAGCGGATGGCGTTTTAACATTAAACCACATTAAAAGAGGGCTTGTGTACGGTGTGTTTGCGCTACCAAAGTCTGCGCGTAATACCATTACAGCGCACAAGATAAAAATATCTCTTGATTATAGAGTTACAAGTGAACTTGATGCGCGGAGTTATGTAACGCTGTATGTTACATACGCAGATGGAACAGGAATACAAAAAATAATCGCTACAATTTGCAACTCCACAACATCCGTTCCTGTTTCAGACTGGAAAACGGTTTCGTATGAAATCGAATTGGAATCAAAGGATTTGTCTAAAGTAGAGATAACTCCTATGATTAGCAGCGGCACTACCGGAACGAAAGGCTCTTACGAAGTTAAGAATGTAGCCATTCAATATGTGTACAGTTACGCGAATAAGTTTGAGTTGACAAAAGATGGCACTGTAATATCTTCATCGAAAACGGCAAGTACAAAGGCTGGCGATTTCGTAACATCCGCTGAACTCAATGTAAAAACAGATGAAATCACAGCTACCGTTGTCAAAGATGGAGAAGTTCGCTCTAAGTTCGCGCTTGATTCAAGTAATTGCACAATCACGAGCGGTATTATTACGTTCAATTCAAACTCTCTTGTTGTAAACAGTGATAACTTTAAATTAACGCGAAACGGAACCGTCACAGCAACCGGGTCTTTCACATCAAAAACAGATTTAAACTCTGTTATTTTGGGAAACGGGCAGGTTTCAATAGAAAGGAAACTAGGTGACGGAAGTTGGAGACGCGCTGCAACGCTAATCGGATACGGAAGTAATGACGCGCAAGCTCAACTCCAAATGTATGCAAATAACAGCTTGCAAGTTTTGATGCAATCATCTTTTACAGGTAGTGAACTGTATATGTATCATGCAAATAATGTTGTGCATACAGAAATGAAATCCGTAAACGGCGCTGGTTCAATTTGGCTTCGCTATTCAGACGGAAGAAGTTTGTTTCATGTGTACAATGACCCAAATACAGGTCGTTCTCATGTTGTATTTGACGGAGAGCTTGAGTGCAAGTCTATAAAAAGAGACGGTAAGTACATTTAAACTTAGGTAAGGAGAGACTATTATGTCTGATAATGAACTTATTATTCAGCTTCAAACCAATGTTTTGAACGCAATAAATTCTTCACAGATGCCGCTTATGGTAAAGTCACTCGTTCTTGAAAATGCTTTGCTCAAGGTCAATGCGACAATGAAGAACGAAGCTGACAAACAAGCGCAACAAACGCAAGAGCAAGTCAGCACGAAAGAAGAACAAGAGGAAGCAGAAAAGAAGGCAGAAAATGGCTAACGGAGAGATGACAGTTTACACCCCGCCCGAGTGGGTGCAGATAAAGACCTGCGCAGTTGATTTTGACAGCCGCGCACTGGCCGCGCCGGTGCATCTGGTACAGTATGACCGCACCATGCCGGTGCTGGAGGTCGAACTGTACCGCAAAGGGGAACCCTACGCCGTCCCGGCGGGTGCGGACATCAACATCCGCATGGACAAAAAGGACGGACACCACGTTTACAGCCCCGCGCTGGGCTTGAGTGATGACCGCACAAAAGCGTACATTGCGGTGACGCCCCAGATGACAACCACGGCGGGGACGCTGTACCCCATCATTGAGGTCATGGCAAACGGCGGCGTTGCGTCCACCTCGCCCCTCCGGCTCCAGTTTGATCCCAACCCTGTGCCGGAGGACGCCATCACGAGCAGCGACGAATACAAGACCCTGGAGCAGATCGTGGCCGACGTCAACAACGCCGCCGCGTCAGCACAAAATAGTGCAGCCGCCGCAAAGAACAGCGAAACTGAGGCGGCCAAAAGTGCCGCGGATGCACGGGAAATCAAAGACAGCATGCCCGCGGATTATACGGCCATGAGCGGTGACGTGGGCACGCTGAAGAACCAGATGCAGCGTGCCTACCCCGATGACAGCACCATTGGTGAAAATCCGTGGAGCAGCAAGCACATCATTGATATGCTCTGCCCGGAAATCAAGGAATCCGGGAATCCGGTGTTGTGCTACCCAGTAGCGGGATACCCGCTGGGGGTAAAGGCCAGCTGGGAGCCTGTGCGGGAGGGCAGCGGAACACCGTATCCGGCAGGCGGCGGGAAGAATCAGCTAAACCCAGCAGAGTATGAGGCCGCAACGAAGACAATTAATGGTATCACTTTCACTCGCTTGAATACAGGCGAAGTGGTTGTAAGCGGCACAGCTACAGGAACCGCAATCTATGTCCTGATTAAGAGCTTTTCCTATCCTATCGCACTCTCAACGGATAGAAATTGGAGCATTGTAGGCGAAAACGTCATTTCCGCGCAAGGACTCGTATCTGGTGTAACTGTGATTAGACCAAGCGATAATACATCGCTGTATATTCGAGTTGAATCTGGTGCAACGGTAAAAACCACTGTACAGCCACAGATTGAAAAGGGCAATACGCCCACAGCTTGGGAACCCTACGAAAACATTCGCCCCATCAAGGGACGTGACAGCGTGAGGGTCGAACGGTGCGGGGAGAATTTGATAAAGTATCCCAAAGTAAGAAAAACATACGGAATTGAGCTTAGTGTATATGACAATAAATTAACTGTAAAAGGAACGTGCTCATTTCCTGTGAGTATTGAATCCGATAATATATATTTGCCAGATGACACATACACACTATCATCCGATGTGTTAATTCCTAAGAATGCATATATATCTGCATATACAGATATTGAAAAGTTACTTTTGAACTTCAACACAAGGAAGGTTACTGGGAGAGTATCCGGCAACACACACATGCTTATTTACTTAGACCCAGGTACATACAATTTTACGGTGCAAGTATCATTAGTCCTTGGCACCACCGCTCCCACCACCTACACACCATACATCGGCCAAACCAACACCCTGACCCTGCCTGAAACCGTGTATGGCGGTGAGGTGGACGCGGTGACAGGCACGACAAAATCATTGTATGTATTTAAGGCATTTGACGGAACAGAAGATTTGATTGAAAGAGCGCAGGGTCAATATGCGTTCTATTTGCCAGAAACATCTGACAACGGTATATGTTCGCATTTTAAAAGCTTAAGCAGTGATGACCTGCATAATGGCGTTAAAGGTACATATCTCAGGTACACGATAGCTGCTATATTTAATACGAATTTCGCTAGTGTTGATGAGTTTAAGAGCTATTTAAGATCCCAGGCCGAAGCTGGAACACCAGTACAAATATGCTATACTCGCGTTCCTGGCGCTGCCAACAAAATCATCACTGCGACAGGCGCACAGCCGTTGCCCGCGCTCAAAGGCACAAACACTGTGCTGACCGATGCCGACAGCGCGACTGTGACGGGACGCGCAGACCCCATTAAGCGCATTGAGGATTTGGAAGCAGCGGTTGCTTCCATCAACTGAAAGGAGTAATAAAATGGCTATCAAGAGTAAAGCACGGCACGATTTGACGTTGCGCAGCATCAAGCGGGAAATTGCAGCAGGACGTGACGTTGCGTTCTGGCTGGACAAGGCGTACACGCACTACGACAACGGCCTGCTGGATGAGGCGGACATTGCCGAGGTGGAGACGCTGGCGCAGGCGTATTATGATGCGGTGGACGCTGAAACGGTGCAGGACGGCAACGCAACGAATGAGCAGATTCAAAATCCGCTGTACGAGGAGGAAAATCAATGAGACTCTCAAACGGTGAGGTGTTGCTGGCGTGGCCTCTGGCCCAGCACATCATCACGCAAGGATGGTTTTACAACGACGGCAGTATGCACCGGGCCATCGACCTGCGCACCCAGATCGGCAATACCAGTACACAGCCGGTCTACGCGGCAGAGGACGGCACAGTTGACCAGGTGCAGGACTGGGACGGCCATACAAAAACCGGGATGCAGAGCTATGGCAACATGGTGAGAATCAGACACGCGCCCTACAAGGGCGGTGTGCTTCAGACGCGGTACGCCCACCTGAGCGGCTATTGCGTCAAGTACGGCCAGCAGGTCAAAGAGGGCGACCTCATCGGCTTCAGCGGAACTACCGGCAATGTGTTTGGGGCGCATCTGCACTTTGAAGTAATCCTGAACGGCAAGCGCACCAACCCGCTGGTGTGGCTGGACAACGACTTCACCACAGCGAGCGGGCAGGTGTTTACATACCGCCCCGGCGAGCACGCTGTACAGCAGCCAGAGCAGGCCGCCAGCGGCGCGCAGACGGCCCAGAACGGCACCGACAAGTTGCAAGTCTCACGGTAGGGCCGGTATCGCAGGGCGATGCAGACGCCGTCTTTGCCGTGTGCCAGAGCCGCGGGCTGACCGATGCCGGGCTGTATAAAAGCGAATGGGTCTGAGGTGGTGCCAATGGAGCAGATTATAATCGCGCTCATCACGGCCGGGCTGGGCCTGGTGGGCGTGATGGTAACGAACTACTTCAACAACAAGAGCCTAAGCGACAAGGTCACACACCAGCTGGAGGTTGCGCAGGCCGTAACGGACACCAAGATCGAGGAGCTGACACGCGAGGTGCGGACGCACAACAACTTTGCGCAGCGCATACCGGTGATGGAAGAAAAAATTGCTGTCGCGAACCATCGCATTGACGATCTGGAACGGCACGAGGAGAAGGAGAGGAAAATCTGATGCAGGATTTTTGGAAGAACGTGGCCGCGCTCATCAAGGTCAAGACCATTGTGACGCTGATCGTCGTGACCGTCTTTGCTGTGCTGGCCCTGCGCGGGGGCTTGCAGCCCGACACCGTGATGACGATTGTGACAATGGTTATCGCGTTCTACTTCGGCACCCAGAGCGAGGGCAAGGGCGGCGGTAAATAACTAAGCGGCGGGCATCCCATCGAGGGCTGCC